GATTTACGGACGTGGACTAGATGCATTAAACTCAAATAAGAAGCCAGAGCAGTACGCTAAAATGATTTCTTTGTTTCATAAAGATATGGTTCGTAAATTATGCTATGACCTTAAACTTATGGGTCAATGTGCTATGCAAGTCATTTACTCTAAGGATAAAAAAACTATTGCACAAGTTGAACATATTCCTGTTGAAAATTTAAGAGCTGAAAAATGTAATGACAAAGGCGAAATAGAAGCGTATTACTATGCTGATGATTGGAAGAAGGTTAAGAACGTAGGTCACACAACTAGAATACCATCTTTTGGAAGTAGTAAAGAAAATATTGAGATTATATATGTAAAACCTTACAGAGCTGGGTATAAATACTATTCAAGTCCAGATTATGCTGGTGGTTTACAATATGCTGAGCTCGAACAGGAAATCTCGAACTATCATTTAAATAATATCCTGAACGGATTAGCTCCTTCAATGTTAATAAATTTTAACAATGGTACACCAAACGCTGAAGAACGCCAAGCCTTAGAAAACCGTATATATTCTAAGTTTAGCGGTTCTAGCAATGCAGGTAAATTTATTTTAGCATTTAATGACAATCCAGAAAGTGCAGCAACTATTGAGCCTATACAACTAAGCGAAGCACATCAACAATATCAATTTTTAAGTGATGAAAGTTCTAAAAAAGTAATGGTTGCTCATAGGGTTGTTAGTCCTATGCTTTTAGGTATTAAAGATAATAGCGGACTTGGTAATAATGCACAAGAATTAATTACAGCTAGTACCTTAATGGATAACACCGTTATAAGACCATTTCAGACGCTTTTAATAGATGCTTTTGATTCTATACTAGCATTTAATCAAATGAGCCTTAAATTGTACTTTAAAACACTTCAACCGTTAGAATTTACAGACTTAGAAAACGTTGAGGACGCAGAAACTAGAGAAGAAGAAACTGGGGTTAAACTTAGTCAAGATTTACCTGATGAATTGGGTAGTGATATTGCTGATGAATTAATCGACTTAGGAGAGAGTGAAGAAGAACTACTAGCTGAATATGATTTAGTAGATGAAAGCGAAGTTGATTATGAATTAAACGATGAACTAGACGAAGTTATAACAGATTTAAACACTGAACTAGAAGAAGATGAAACAACGTTGTCTAAAATATGGAATTTTGTAAGTACTGGAACGGCTAAACCAAACGCAAAAAGCAAACAAGATGGCAAATCAAAACAAGATAGTCAAAAGGGTGTTGAGTTTTTAGTACGTTATTCTTATGCACCTGAAAAAGCTGGGTCAAACAGCAGACAGTTTTGTTCTAAAATGATAGGAGCTAAAAAAGTATATCGCAAAGAAGATATTGTGGCAATGGGTAAAAAATCTGTAAACGCTGGTTTTGGCAAAGGTGGCTCAGATACATACTCTATATGGTTATATAAAGGCGGTGCTAGATGCAATCATAAGTGGTTCAGAAAGACCTATCAAATTAAAGAAGGTAAAAAAAGCCAAATAACAAGCGGTCAAGCTAAAAGTAAAGGTTTTAAAATGCCTAAGAACGCACAGAAAGTACCAGTAGCACCAAAGGATATGAAGTATAAAGGTTATACAGCCGAATATTGGAACAAAATGAAATTCAAAAACTAAATGGCAACAGCATTATTTATATCAAGAACTGACTTAGTAAGAAATTCTATCTTAGATGGGAATGTTGATACTGATAAGTTTATACAGTTCATAAAACTAGGTCAAGAAATTGACATACAAAACTTACTAGGAACTGATTTATACAACCGAATAAGTACGGATATTGAAAACAGTACTTTATCTGGGGACTATTTAGCACTTGTAAGTGATTATATACAACCAACCCTTATATGGTTCGCTCAGGTTAATTATATTCCATTTGCGGCATATCAAATTAAGAATGGCGGAGTGTTTAAGCATTCAAGCGAAACCGCTGAAAACGTTAATAAAAATGAAGTTGATTATTTAGTCGGTAAAGCTAGAGAATACGCTCGTTATTATTCGACTAGGTTAGTTGATTACCTTTGCGATAATAGTTCAAAATTTCCTGAATATACAAGCAACTCAGGTTCGGATATAAGTCCAGACTCAGACACAGTTTATAACAGCTGGGTTTTATGAAGTACAAAGTAAAAGAAATAAACGTTAAGCGTTTAAAAAAATATATAGGACTTAAAGCCAATGAAGAATACGCTAAACAGTTTTATAATGAAATGAAATTGAAATACAAAAATAAATGATTTCTACAAATAACCTTATAAGAGCTAAGTCAGTAGAATACACAAGCAGAGGTTTAACGACTGAAAAAATCAGCGTTACTTGGCGGCATTATATCAGTAGCGTTAATACTTTCACGCTTTATGATAATGGTTCTAGTACAACGTTTCCGTTCGCTTATGGTGGTATTCCAGTGCCGTTTAATGGTTATTTTAGTCAATTTATTATATCGTCAATGCCTTATAGTTCTAGGCAGTTTCCTAGTGGAAGCTCTTTGACTTTAAGTGTTTATGTAGATGGTGTTTTAAAAGGTAGTGAAACAGATACTTACGGAAACAACGTAAGGGAATCAGTAGTTTTAGATTTTGGTAGGTCAATAGAAATAAATAAAGGGGAAACAGTAACGTTAAGACTACAAGTGAACGGTGAATGGTGGTACTGTGCTACTACTTCAATAATAATAGAAAGATAATGGAAAACCCAATACTAGCAATAATACCAAGCGGATATAAAAACAGCAAAGTTTATTCTGTTTTACCAGTTGATGGTGATGGAGATTTTGATTTTTTTAGGATTGGCGATGCAACTAGAGTAAAAGAAAACGGTTTAATTGAAACAATTGTAGGCTCAAATAACCCACGCTTGAATTGGAGTGGTGATTGTCCTAGCCTTTTAATGGAAGGAAGTAGAACAAACAGACAATTAAGAAGCGAAGAATTTGATAATGCTTTATGGCTAAAAACAAGAACAACTGTAACAGCAAACGAAGACGTTTCACCAGAAGGAACTGAAACCGCTGACAAATTAGAATGTAATTCGTCTAGCGTTCTTGGAATGAGAGTTAGGGGGTCTGCTTCAATTACAAGCGGTTCAACTATTGTTTTATCAGTTTTTGCTAAAAAAGGAAATGCTACATATTGCAACTTAGCCTTGTTTAATGACGCTGAAACAGATTATTCAAGTATATTTTTTGATTTAGGAAAAGGAACATCTTTCACCCCTCAAACAACTGGGAGCGAAATAACGTTAATAGATAACAGTATTGAATCTTTTACAAATGGGTGGTATAGAATATCCATCACTTGTGAAACTTCTGGAAACACAACTGTAAGACCTTATATTTACGGAACAACATCAAATGGAAATCTTACTGTCACTAAAGGCGATTATAATTATTTCTGGGGAGCACAACTTGAAGAAGGTAACTATTTAAGCAGCTACATTAAAACGGAAGGCAGTACCGTTACAAGAGCGTTGGAGCGTAAGGTTAAAGCTGAAACAGATTTTAACAAAAATAAAGGAGTTGTTTTTTTAGACGTTAAACCTTTTGCGGTTGCTTCTAGTGATACACTTGGTAACGTAATAAGTTTACGAGGTGGGACATTCAATTTAATACAATTCGCATTTAAAACTTCAAACGTTTTACAGTTTTTTATAAATGAGTTTCCAAGCTCTCCAATAGTTAATTATAATTTTACGCACAATGGCGGAAGGCTTAAAGTAGCGGTTAAATGGGATAGCGGAAGCTATAAGCTTTTTGCAAACGGGCAACTTTTAAATAGTTATTTAGACACAAATAGATTATTTAGTGAATTAAATATATTTCAATTTCAAGGTAATGATGACTACTTAAATTTTGAAGGTGAGATTTACAATTCACAAGTTTTTGGGAACGCTTTAACAGATGAAGAAATAATAAAATTAACAACATAATGGGATACGGAGAAATATATAAAACAACTTGGTGGGGATTACCAGTACAATTTGGTTGGGGTGGCATATACTTTGACTTGTCAGTAACAAGTGCAGTGCCTAACCTTTTAACGACTTTACAAGCCAGAGCAACGTATTACGAAAATGCGACTGGAACTAGCGAAATATTAACCGCCTTAGAAAACTGTGAATAATGAGTAATTTATTAGAAAAAGCGAGTATAGTAACTACGCCTACCGCGTACGATAATGGTAAGATATTAAGTGTTAAACCTGAAGAAGTTTTAGGTGAAGAGCTTGTGGTAAATGGTAATTTTAGTGATGGAACTAATGGGTGGGTATCAAGAGCAAATTGTACTTTAGCAGCTGTTAATAATCAATTAAAAACAACATTTACTGGCTCGGTAGTTAGAGCAAGCGCATTGTCAGCAATGACGACTACAATAGGTCGAAAATACGTAGTTAGTATAGATTATATTACTGAACCATTATCTTCGACTATAATTAAGTTGGATATTGGTAGCTCTTACGGTTCAAGTAACATTCTGTCAACTCCTTTAGCGCTAGGTGCTAGTAAAAAATATTACTTTACAGCTACAAGCACTTCCACTTATCTAGAGTTTAGTACTAATTCAGGTGTTATTACTGAATTTATTACAATAGACAACGTTTCAGTTAAAGAACAAACAGACGGAGACTTCGATTTCACTAGAAATTCTAGTGCCACAAGAGTTAACTCACAAGGTTTAATTGAAGACGTGCAAATCCTTAGCAGTAACTTAGTAACTAAC